AGTGTGGTGTTACAAAAAAAATAGTAGTGGACATATGAGCTTTTATAACTTGTATATCAAAGAGGATTTCAAGTGGACGGGGATGATCGTAAATAACAATCAACTCGTAAGAGTACATTTAGATCCCGGTGGAAAAGATTTTAGGTTGTATTCAAATAAGGCAAATAAGGAAGAATTTATACATCACCTAACTCAGGAGGTTAAACACATACATTTTAGAAAAGTTTTTAACTCATATGATACGACTGAAAGAGGTATTCCGCCGATTAGTAAGTTTTTTCATGCATCATTGACTAATAAAATTTATAGTGAACATTATTATTACGACGCGACCAACCTGATCGTGTTGGGGGCACATAAACAATACGATGATTTTGCAATGATCAGTCACAACGCCACCCGAAAGGTCAACGCCGAACGCAACCCGACGCTAAGTCGGGTATTCTCTGAACACGGGATGGTCAATGCCATTGCCTCATTTTTACCTCATAAAAGCGGGACTGTGATTGACCACGAACGAGCCCGACAGAAACAGCTCGAAAGGTGGTCGAAGCAACGACAAGAAACCAACAAGCAACGACAAGAAACCAACAAACGGTTGAACGAACGGTTGAAATACCTTGACACAATGATAGATTCTGTGAGCAATGACCTGCACCATGTCACCTTGAGTAAAAGTAAAAAAAAAGAAGGACCCATGAAGAAGAATCGGACGCGCAGATCACGCAGTATCTAACGTGTGGGCCAATAATGATTCCTATATCCAGAAGGTGTAACGGGGGCTTTGGCAATCTTGTTCTTGTTCTCTATACGAGAATTTTGTGTAACTGTTTCTGATTTACACAAAATTATGCAGACGTCGATTTGTTGGTGGTGTAGATATAGGCCAATTCACCGGTACCAAACTGCTGTCTATGCTTGATGGCTCGGCTCATTCCCGGGGCGCTCATATTCTCGGCCACGGCGGCTTTAGCGATCGTGGCGTATTCGGTGAGGGGATGGCCATTCAGGTCGCGTTTGGTAACAGTTCGACCTGTAGTAGAAACAACCGGGGTCCGCGGGATATGCGACTTTATGACAATACCATAATATCCTTGTCCACTCGTATTATTTGCCCACACAGTTTCAAACAGCAGATACGGACACTCTTTTAGATACGTTTTCAACGCTTTTTCGTCCGCAGATACAGGCGGAGGCATATGCATAGAACGTCGCCATATTTGGTATTCTCGCCAAATGTCTTGGTAATGGGTCTTGCCCGACGGGGTAAAATGACAACAGTTGAACACAAAGGTTTCCTCGGGATTCGGAGTGAGCGCCCCCGCATACTTTAATTTATATTCGATGGGTTTGAGGGTGACACCCAGGTACCCCATGATTTGTCCAGCAGCCGCTTCAATGGCCGAAGACGGGGTAGGTTGACGCAGTAACCGATCATATTTGAATCTGCGTTTCAAATAGTCTGTGAGTGCCTGCGTTACACTACTCACTGCTTCCCGTGCATACAATCGATACTGCCCGACAATATCTTTGGCATTGACCTCCACGTCATGCCGAACAACACAATACTCATCAATGAATGCATCGAACTTGCGTACCAGTTCCGGATCGGCATTGGAAGACGCAGTTGGAGTAATTGCCACATTTTCTATGGGCTCTATGAAATCGGTCTGGGTTTCAGTGGTGTGATAAACCCGGTTTGTACCGGTTTCGGTACCATTCATGATATTTTGAATGGCTTGATTGATACGGCGAATGCGTGACTGCCTTTCTTCTTTATCTATGTTACGTAACAATTGATAGAACGAATATAGAATTCCGATGATATTCATAAGCTCTTCTGTGTCGATACGGAATACTTCTCCTTGAAGACGGAAACTATGCAGATAATGATGGACAATATTCTCCATAGCCCGCAGATTAGTTGACTCGATTTCTTGGGTAAATATCACCTTCCCAAACGGGTTTGACGTTTTGTAGTTTTTGATTCGTCTACTAACACAGTCGGTAATTCCGATCTTTACCTCGACCGGTCCATTTGGGTTTTGATTGATGTCAGTATTGTAAACGTACAGTGTTGGTACATTCTTTGAGTGCTTGATCTCCTCGCGCAGCTCAATTTCTTTCAGTTCAAAGAGTAACTGCTCTTGGCGCAACTTCTCTTCTGATTCACGACGTTCATTTTCCAACTGTTCTTGTGTCTGTTGGAGCTGCTGTTGTAGTGTATAAGATCCACGCAATCGAATCTCTTTGACCGCGTTGAATATCCACTTTTGGAATGATCTGGCTATTGGCTTATTGGAGCGACCAAGTATCGTATATAAACCAACCTCAGTTAAGTAGCTAACTTGTTGGGGGCCGCCTGGTGTTGGTACTGTAATAAGGACCTTTTCAGTTTCATCAAAGCCTTTCATCGATACACGTATGTTAGTCATGCCCAGTACCAATTCGACATCGCTTGTTCTAAATAGAGGGTTTTCATGTGTACCCTTGATGGTTATTTCTGTGTGAAGTCCATTGGTATTGAACGCCTTAACTATGTCCATTATGGGAGGAGGTAGGGGGTTATTATTATGTATTATACCCACGTCTTTATATTACTAAGGAGGGGTTTTTTTTTTTAGTCCCCTTTATCGCGGATACATGAGTATTAGCAAGTAGTCGTCAGAACGACGTCGAAAACTTCTACATCATTGAACCATTTTATGAAAGGGTGTATACATGGTAGTACGTGTATACTCCCTTCTTTTCTTTGCTCCGTCAGAGCGAACATTTGTAAGGAGGGGTTTTTTTTTAGTCCCATTTATCGCGGATACATACAACTTTAGTAATAAGTTTTCCGCACGGTGAGTGGAGCGGCGCGTTTATTGCCCTTGGCCGGATCGTACTCGTCGCCTTCGTCATCGGAGCCCATGCCCTTGGACAGTTCCCAAAACTCTTTGCTGCCCAGCTTGAAGTCCGGGCGGGGTTCGGCCTTGTACCAGAAGATTTGGTCGGTAATCTTGTTCGACTTGGTGTTGTTGTTGATGACCAGGCACTCGAAGTTCTCCGTCGTCTGATCCATGACCGTATTAAACGCCTCCAAGGTGGGGAACATCGACGCGTAATTCTCCCAGATCCGCTTACGGTTCGACAAATACGGCTCACGCAGAATAAAAACATAGTCGATGTTGGTGCGGAGATTGGGGGGTATTCCTAAGGGCGTCTGCATGGTAATCACTAACATAATCTTCCAATGTCTACCGTTCATAAAAAGTAGCCTCATAAGCTTGTCACGTGCCCACGTATTATCGTAGAGACAATCGTCTAAAATAACAAAGGTGCGAGGATCGATGGTGGATTTGTGGTAGGTCTCCATTTCTTTGTTCATTTGTTTGATGGCGACTTTTTGGCGTCGGAGGACGTTTTCGATGAGGCCAGAGTTGTATTCTTCGTGGATGAAGAGTTTAGGGACAAGTTTGCCATAGAACCCGTTGCCGGCCTCGGTGCCGGACATGACGGTGCCGATCGGAATGTCCTGGTGGTGAAACAGCAGGTCGCGGACCAAATACGATTTGCCCGTGTCACGGCGCCCGATGAGAATGATGACGGGACCCTTGTTCTCATTCGGCTTGAACGTGATCCACCGCATATCAAACTTCTTCAGTTCGAGTGTCATCGTGATCGGATCGGATCGGATCGGATCGATGCTATACCGTAGTCATCGAAGACAAATCGTTTGTTCGAACGAAATATAATCCGGGCGCGGTGTATAACCCTGGGGTTTAGGTAATTATGCCCAAATCGATCGCGGTGGATCCTCGATTCCCCATGAACTACTGGTTGGTCCCCGAAAAAGCCATTCCGGTGGAGACGCCTGGCATGGCCCGCCCGCAACTGTACCACCCGACGTTTTCTATGTTTTGGAACGGCCCGGGCGACACTGACTACCACGGTCTCGACGGCGAGAAGGAGTACCGACGAATCGCCTTTGACCATCGTTACCATGTCATCTATGGTAATCACGATTCCAATGGCACGGACACTTCGGCCGCGACGACCGTAGTTCCCTTGTACGACCGAGTCACCGACACGGTCATCCAAAAAGAGGTTTTTGTCAAATACTCGCCATTGTTGGATCCGTTCAAGTACATGGTCGGCAAGTATGTGTTCGATGACCCTAAACTCCGAATCCTCCCCTCCCCCCCATCCATCGCAAACGGTGAACCATCCACGACGTCAACACCTCACCCCAAAATAGCTCACCCCATGAACTCGTCCTACGTCGATGCGTTCTTTTACTATTTGACGAGCATGTTGCTCCAACATCACGGGTTCGTGCACGGCATCGATTTCTATGGTTCGCACCTCGGCGTACAAGATCGGTTCAGGATCAACATAGAAGAAGACTTGGAATATTTAGCCGATTCGCCATTCTTTCTGGCCAATATCGGGAAAATCATGGCATTGGAACACTGTGATCAAGACGATCTGGCATCCCTCGCACATTTAGAAAAATACGGAAACGGCGAAGGCGAAGACGTGGACGTGGACGGAAATGTCGCACCGCCGAACCACGGGTCTCGCTCCGGAAAGCGTATTCTTACCATCCACAAAGACGACCACGACCGCAACAACCACATCAACAGTCATGAACTGAAATTCGACATCGTCGATGAATTGAATGCCGAAAGTACAATGATGTATGATGTGCCTAAACCCGACCGTGCCGAGAACGCGGCATTAGACGCATTAGACTTAGACCACATTGACGCATTAGAACAACACTTGGGAATCGTCACTCATGACAACGACGACGACAACGATTCCCTGGAAAACAATTCCGAAGACGACAACCCACATTTAGATGCATTCGCCGCGGGTGCCGCCACCGCATATGAAACCACGTCCACATGCGAAGACGACAGTAACGACGACGACTATGTCGATGACGATGACGAAGGAGAGTCTGACAACGACGACTATGAAACTGTTTCTGAGGACGAGAACCAA